TAGTAAGTTTTCTACTTTTTGATCAACAATTGTCGATTCCATTAGGTCATTATCAAACGGTAAGTCCTTAAACCATTGCGGAATATGAGTGCCATCTGTTGGATAACCCACACTAGTAAACCCGATTGGATTATCTTTAAGTTTACACACAATAGTCTTCATGCCATCGACAATACTAATTGAATAGTTATCACCATGCATACGCTTTAAGTTATTCCAGTTCATGGCTGCACGTACATGTCCGGGCATGTTAGCACGACCTTCACGTTCTTCTGCTTTGGTAAACTTGGTTAGATTGTTTACACGTTTAGGTGTACCTTTCTCCCAAGCAGGTCTGTCTTGGAATGCTAGTTTAAACTCGCGTACCATGTCAATAATAGCAGTTTTATCTACACCAGTAAGTGCCGCTAGCAAAATCTCACTCAGGAAGTCTTGTACAACTTTGGGTGTATCACTACGTTTCAAATCCAAGCCCATAGCTTTAACTTTACCGGGCTTGCCATGTGTATCCATTCGTTTACCATCTAAGTCTGTAATCAGTACAGCATAGCGTTTCTTTTTAATAAACAAACCTTTACTTGCAACCAGCTCACGCCCGCCTTTAATTACACTGCCCATACTGCGTGGTACATGAAATCTACGTTCCATCATAGCAGGAAAGCTCTCATTGACCTGATCCGAAATGTCATCATATAACTTAATAGCAATACTAGGATTCCATTCCATATTACCTGCGGCAACTTCATCTTTGATCATTGGCCACGCACTAAAGTAACAGGAGTCGGTATCACCGTAGATAATAGCATCACCAGTGTGATCATACACACCTGTAATACATTCATTGATAAACGCATCCATATGTCGAGCGATAGTTCGACCAGTAAGTGTAGTTGACTGTCCAATACGCTTGTCAAAGAAACGACAGCCCGGATTAAGTAGGGCACCATACAAACTGTTCAAGTTAATCTTCTTAACCAACTGCCTCTTATCCCAGAACGCAATCTCTTCTGAGTCAGTGCATGAACGCATCTTGGCCTGCAGTTCTTTACGTTCAGCATACCAACGTTTTAGTAATCCTGGAACAACTGCTTCTTTCTCAAAGCTAAAGATAGTACCGTTGGCACTAAGTATCCATGGTTGATTACTATCGAATATCAACTTCCATACTTCTGCCGCACTGTGTACAGTACTTTCACCAGACGTTTCCCAATCAATGGTAAGTTCAACGCCTTCCTTGCCCTCCATAACCGCAGTATACTCTAAAGTAGCAAACAAGCCCTCCCAGGCATCGGCAAAACTTGACTTATTAGCCATCTTTTCATTGATGTAATGGTCTGTCATGATAGGACGTATCTGTCCGATAATTGACTCTGGACCCATGTTAAGCGCACGAATAGCACTTGGGTATAATGAGTTAATATCAACTGACCCAATCCAATCATGCATGCCTGCTTTTGGAGTAGCTACATAAGCACCAGCCGCTTGTGTATCACCCATGTCATCTCTATTCTTACGATTGGGAACAATTAAACCCTGTTGATGTGCTTCATTGATAATAGCCTGTTCTGTAACTGCTACAGCACCCATTGTTGTTTGTAGTAGCACTGTGTTATCGTGTGCTAGTTCGTTAGCGAGGTCTAAGAAGCGTAGTTTCTTATCTAGTTTGCCTAGTAACATAGTATCTTGGCGGTTATAGTCGATGAACTTAGGAAAGTCTTTGTTGTACAACTGATCCAATGTACCTTCATAGGCAACCTTACGCTCATCTAACTCATATTCACCAATAGCATCTAAACTATAACTATGACGTTCTTCATAGGTGTATTTACGGTATAGTTGCATATAGTCTAAATGCACCCTACCAATCAAGTCAAAAGTGATGTTTGCGGCACCAAAACGTTCAAATTCACGCTGTTTTGGGTACTGCCCCCATAGACAAAAGCGTCTAGTGTCATCTTTGCTTAACACACGTGTAACACGCCCAATAGTATATGGAATATCATAGCCTTCACTGTTCCAGCCACTTAGTACGTCTGCATCATCAATTAGATTAAGGAATGTATCCAACATGTCTGCTTCACGTTCGAACATAAAACAGTTTTCATATTGGTCACATATTTCTTGTGCAGTTTCCCAACTATAGCTTTTGGGCGGAATAACTAGTGTAACTAACTTGTCTAGCCAATCTAAGTACACTGATATGGCTGTGATTGGATTGAATGGATCACTTGTTGGCGCATACCCACGTGCTGGGTCAAAGTCTGTTTCAATATCCCAGAACGCAGTTTGTAGCTTAGGAGAATCGGCGCCGAGATAGTTATCTGATAAACAACGAAATACAGGATTGATATCGCTTTCCCAAATACGTTTGTTGCCATTAATGCGTAGTTCTTTGTGAAACTCTTTGCCGATGCGTGTACTAAAACGGCTTACAGGTGTATCGTAGATAGTACGATGTTTGCCTCTAGGGTCATCATAATAAAACACATAGTTTGCTGGATATTCTTTATATTCTCTGACACCGTTGTTGCGTTCAACGATATGGATACGATCTTTAGCACGATCGAATAGTGCGTCTACATAACTCATTTACTCTCCTGCCATTTATAGCTGGCTAACTTTTCTACATGCTCGTAATGTGAGCGAAACTATGTTAATAATAACTTAAAATAACCAAACAAGTCAATGATAAAAATGGTTGAACTTGTTAATAGTAAACCAAAACTTCCACGACTCCATGCTGAGTAAATGCTTATCGCTAAACAGCAAAAGAAAAGTGGATAGACTACTAAGAATGGTACATCGGGCACGGTTACAGCAAATGTAACAACAACGATGATATTCAAAAACCAATTAAAAGTTTCTAAACAAAGTCTTACAGGATGACTATGCCAATCACGTTTAATAAAATTAATTGTTTTATGGTAATCTATCATGGTCTGTTTCCATTAAAATTTACTCGTATGTCTTGAAGGTTTGCTTCAATTGTCTGCCTAAAATGATCAAGATCTTGTTGGCTAAATATTTCTCTTTCTGATTGATGATATACTTCTATTAACTCGTTAACATTAATAATCAAGTTATAATAGTTATAAGGTGATTTACCCTTAGACACATCAACCACAATACCAAAATCTTTCATTAGGCAATATGGATCTGAGAGTAAATCTTCGTAATACACATCAACTACCTGTTTAAACTTTGTTCTATCAATAACCTGATAAAACATTTTTTGATGTCGAAGACATTCTTTAAATTTTTGAGTGTCAATAATATATGGAGTTATGTGTTTATTTGTGTAACTAGTAAATTCATTAGTTACTTTTGCTAATTCTGTACTCAATACCGATTCAAACAGATTTTTTCTTTGACTTACTATAGCAATAAAATCTTCAGTTGGTGGTTTATATAACGGGTCATGGGTATGAACCACACCATCAGTGAATCCAAAATCTTGATCACTTCTTCTGCAAGTATTAACCTTTTTGCAAAGATTGTTGATAATCAAATGAGAACCTGTTCGACCAGCAGTATAAACCACAGCTGAAAATTTAGACATTAAAGTGTGCGGCCAACCGTTTCTAAAATATCAGTAACAGTTTCGTGATCTTGATTAGTTTCGCCAAATTTAGATTTTTGTGCAATTTTAATTGCTTTCTTAAGTAAGCCTGGTTTAATTTCTAATTCTTCTGCTACTGCTTTGATTGTATCGCTAAGGCCGGCACTTAAATCTTCTACTTCTTGCAGTACTTGTACGCCTTCGTTAACGATTTGAATAAGTTTTGCCTTTTGTTCAGCTGAAAACATTAATGCCATTGTGTCATTCCTTTAGTTAAAAATATAGTGTATATGAATTACTTATTAGAGTCAAGCGGTATGGTTAAGATATTCTACATTTCCGTAGAACTTTGGTAACTGTTGTGAATTCCAAGGCTAAATCATCGTAGATATCTTCTACAGGCCTAACTACAAACGCACGTGTAACATAAGCAGATTGACCCATTTCAGCATAGTAAGTGTCACTGGGCCAACGGCGCTTGTTCCATTCCATTGCGTTAATTAGTAAGCATTCATCACCTACATCTTTAAGCAATACTTTGCGTTGAGCTACTGGTAAGTTGGCACTGGCCATTAGTTTAATACCCACAGGTTCTGTATTAACCTGTGGTTTATCTAGGAAATGCGCAAATAAGTGTACAACGTATGCTTCAACATTATGTTCTAATGTAATTGAAAGTGCTGTTTCTGCTTCTTTAATAAGCTCATAGGATTCTTTAACGTAAGTTTCCCAATTGGTCATATTACCACTTACGACAGCTCCAATATCTGGCAGATGTTCTTGGTCCTGGGTTAGCACAGTTATGACGTGCTCTAAATGACTTGCGACGTGCTGGATTAGATTTCTTAATACGCATGTTAGGATCACCAAAGTTTACTTTTTTGATGTTGCCTGTGATAGGATCTTTAACGTAGACTTTAAACTTCTTAACATCACCCTGCATAGGTTTGCCTAAGGGAACTTTATGTCCATGATATTCAGCTTCATCTAGTTGTTCATCTTCGTTGTACCACAGTTCACCGTAGGCTTCAAAGAATTCATCACCATCATATGATTCTTCAATGGGTACACAGTTGTTTACACGTGTGTCACCTTTCATTTTAGTGCCTTGCTTTTTGTAACCTTTCCAACATTTAGCATCTAAACGTTGTTTACTTTCTGGCAATACTACAGAATCTGTAGTTAAATAGTTGGGGAATTTTTGGTTAAACAATCGCATAATAACGCCTGCTTCTGCATTGGCTTCATCTTCGATAGGGCTACCAGTATTGCCACTGGTACTAGTAAGTTGATTTTCTTGTCCTTGTGTATAGTGTACCATTTCATGTGCTAATGTGCGTAATATATCAACTGGATTTCGATTATCAACAACAACATAAATTATTTGTTCGTCATTTACGTAACGACCAAATGTTGTATCATCTAGTGATTCGACTAATTTAATTTTTGGAATGTGATCTAACTTTAAATGTGTAATAGCAATAGGTAAGAAATCGCGCAGAGCATCGATTAATGTTGGCTCTGGCGGCCCTACTTCTGGTTCCTTAAACATTTCATATAAATTCATTATACCAATCCTGCTAGTTTACGCATACGGTCGATTGATTCGTTTGTTGTTGGTAAGGCTCTAACTGTTAGCGCACCACTTTCTAAACCTAGGTCTTGTTCTAACTCACGTGCTTTACGATGGGCATAAACCATATCGGCACCTTGAATTCTTGATACTATTGAGCCATCATCTCTTACAACTTCAAAATCTGTAGCAGTGGTCTGTGGCACTGCGGGTTCCAATGGTAATTCCTGTTGTGCAGGGCCAATTCTGCGATACTCGTGATGGAAATCGTAATCTGATTCGTAATTCTGTTCAAATTCACTGAACTTTCTATTTGCGTCTGTTTCGTTGTCGGCGTGGAATTGGTGTACTACTACTCCGCTGTCTGGCGCATATATCTCATAATTAGGTACTGGAGTTGCGCCTTGTTCGCTAGCATCACGCTCACTGCTGATACCACGACGACGTAGTTCACGTTTAATAATAACTCTAAAGTAAGCAGTCTGTTGATCATTTAATACTGCGGTTGTGCTGACATTGCGCAATACGTTGATTAGATCCATGTCACTCTTATCGGCTACATTGTCTAACCATTCACGATGTGCTTGAGGTAAACTATCACGCACTGCGTTTTCAGCACCACCTGCGTTTGCTCTATCTGCCGCAGCCTGCGCATCTGCGAAACTAGTGTACGTGCCTGCACTTGGCGTTGTTTCGGCTGGTGTTGCTCTATAGTATCTAGTGTCAACATCGTTGGTGCTACTGTATATACGCAATGCTTCGTCACTGGTTCTTGCCTGTACAGTGCCTGCAGGTTCACCTAGTCCGTTTATAATATTCCAAGTTACTTCCGGACGGCCAGCATCTTGTGTGGTAGCAATGGCTTCTAAATCGTGTAGGCCCACTGATATCCGTTGCTCTCGCATGAATATATCTGCGGCTTTAAGTTTAGCCTGACGAGGACTATCAGCATCGACGAATACCGGGTCTTGATCTACATGTCTACCACGAGCAAAATAAACCTTCCAGCGTGTTTCGTTACCATCAACTACACCTTGATCCATTCTATTGCGTAGTTCGTTGTCAATCTGTTTAACTATCCAACCACTAGCATCTGCATCTAGATTCTCGCCACCGCCCCTAGTCATTCGTTCTCTGACAGAATTTGCTGTATCTACAGTAACCGTAGGTA